CATATCGTTTACCAGCACGATCTTCGACACCCTTGTATCCCTCACCAGCACGCTTCTCAATACCCTTGTAATCTTCACGGGTACGCTTTTCCACACCCTCAGCTTGCTTGCGTAAGTCGGCTAGATCGGCTTTGCCTCTAGCGCGTACACCTTTACGGGCTTCCTCACCAACGCCTTCAATATCGCGAGTGGCTTTATCGGAAAGAGCTTGAAGTCCTTTTCGTCCAGTGGTGAACTTACTAGCCGTATCCTCGATGCGTTCTGTACCACGACCTGTTACTTCGTCGATTGCGGTGTCAGCAATGTCTGCGATCTGGTCGTTAATCTTGTCAGAACGTGTATCGAGGTTCTTGACCAATTTATCGAAACGTTTATCAATGCCACCCCATCGATCCTTTTGATCTTTCTCCAAACGGTCGTAGCGTTTAAGAATCTTCTGATAACGCTTTTCATTGGCTTCGTTACCTGACTTTCGCGCAGCGGCAAACGTATCCCGCAACCATTCAATGAGGGATTTCTGGTATTTGGTTGGTCCCGGTTCAGGTGCGGGTCGTTCAGCCTTGTTACCGGTTTCTGATAGTGCCATCTTAGGCTCGCCTTATGTAAGGATTTAGATTCATTGCTGAGAGTTGTTGCATTGCCGCCTTTGGGTCACCAATCATCTTCTGACCCATTGCCACTTTCGGTGGCTTGAAAGTCTTCTTGGGCATCTTTTGTGCGAGTTCATCGCCCTTGGTGACGTTGGTACTAGTGCTGCCACCAATGTTCCATGTGTTACTCGTTGGGCCTGTGCCAAATGTTCGCTGACCGCCACCTCCTCCAACGAAACCTGTACCGCCAGTACCACCAGTACCGCCCATACCGCCATCGCCACCCATACCGCCCATGGCTCCCATCGATCCCATCGATCCTTGAGAAATTGGTTGAACACCGAATCCACCCATGGGCATAGCACCCATGCCGCCGGGATTAATCGGTTGCACACCAAATCCTCCACTCGTGGTTGGTGGTGTCGATGGTGTTCCGGTAGTTGGCATTCTTGGATTGCCTGTAGTCGGTGGCATTCCTGTTGGTCCACCTGTCGGGGGAAACGGGTCACCTATAGTAGGAGGTTGCCCAGTTGGTCCAGTTGTTGGTGGTGTTCCCGGAGGCGTTCCCGGAGGCGTTCCCGGAGGGTCAGTTGGAGGCGTTCCCGGAGGCGTTCCCGGTTTAGGTGGAATTGTCTGAGGACCCTGCTTAGTTCCGGGGGAATTCCAAGAGCCAGCGTTCCCCATACCGCCGCCGCCCATCAAACCGCGGTCTCGCATCCAATCCCATTCACCCATTCTCACCATGATATTTTCCTTACGTCATCTGTGTTAAAACTTCTTCGTACCATTCGCCTTCATGGAAAATGCACAATCGATATGAAACTTCAGCCCCTTCGACGAGCAGAACCATTTGCCCATTCACTGGACTGGCCGGTAAATCTGTTGTATCTGTGTAGTCGCTAACGACTATTTGTAGTTGTATATTTCCCGTGATCTGAATCTGATCGGGATCAGTCAGAGCAAGTTTTGCTCCAGCCCTTCTCGCCCTCGGCGGGAACTTTGGGCCTCGATTCATTCCTTTAATTACACCTGCCATAAGTCACCATTGCCTTGCTCTGGGGCCATCGAAGCTGTTTACTTCGATGCCAAGAAACTCGTAAGCCCAACCTTCAGAGGCATCATCGTTTCTAATCTTTACGTAAATATCATGCCCTACGGCACGCCTCCGTTCTGCCTTGTTTCTTCCCGCTGACCACACTCCCGTGAACTTTGTAACCGCCGATGTCGCACCTTCGGCTAGTTCCGCTGTCTCAGCCGAATACACTGTGAAGTCCACGTCACTACTCCCTGTGGCCATTGCTGCCTTCATGTCGGTAAGCATTAGCTTAGGACGGTTCTTTAACTGGATAGGACCTAAGAACACAAATGAATCAATGGCTACAGAATCATCACTTACGCCAGGTGTCGTGTAATCAAATTTCCTCACATAACCGTCTTGCCCGCCGAGCAGCACTGTTCGATCCGCTGCTAGGTCACCATCAAACAAGTGAACGGACACAGGGTTGTGAGCAGCAGTAGCAAACTTATCTGGCCACCAACTCTGATTACGAACATCGTAGAAATAGTTAGTGGTTGCACCGCCAGCCAATGGGGTTAAAAACACATAAAATCCACGCTCGACATCGCTCCATACCATGCGTACAGAAGTAGTGTCAGCATTGTAAGCGTTAAGCCGTTCAGGTATTTGCTTCTCAGAGATGTTCACAGGCTTCTGACCCGGAACAAGTTGATAGACTCCACCACGGGAACCAAAGAAGTAGATCATACCCTCTGGACTCTTACAGAACGGTCTTCCAAACGGTGCGCCAATTGTATCGGAGATGAGGTCGAAGCGACCGCCTTCCATCGGGTCACCCGTGAGTTGCCAAATTGAATGGTCACCAAAAATCAGAAGCAAGTCATCAGAGTAGGGAACCATGCAATTCACAATATCAGGACTCTTGCCACAATCCGCATTATTACCAGCAACAGCTTGCGTAGATGTTGAAGTCGTCGGTGAGTAGTTCCAATTACGAGCATCACCAACGGCACTCATGTACCAGTTGTGAGGATCGCTACTGATACCGCTTTGAACAATACGACCACGCCATGTCTCAATCAACCGAGGCTCATTGCCTGAATCAACTGGAAGTGAACCTGAACTAGCTGTCCAATTTGCAACTGTATTAGTCGAAGCAGTGTATTGCTTAACAGATGCACCATCAGCAAAATAGATCACACCAAAGAGTTCAGCAGAGAAGATAGTGGGCACACTAGACGAAAGCGCACCGCTACCGTTGGTCGCCGTAGTAAACCCACTTGTCGTGAATTTAGCCACAGTTCCATTGGTTACAGCATACGAGACTACAGTCCTTGCACCGACCTCATCTTGGTCAGCAGGAACTGCTCTCGCCACTACTTGGCCCATGTCTTGAACTTTACCATCGGCTGTACGTGCATTTACATACTTTGCCAACCCAGCCCTCTGACCACCACGAGAACGCCCTGTGCTAGGCTCCCAAGCCCGCACATTCTGGCATTCCACCGTTGACCCCTTTGGCTGAGTTTCAAACCCAGTTGCTTCAACAAGCCCAAGATTTGGCCAAGGCATATCAAACCTTGTCCGTAATCTCGACATTAGCTCAAAGCACCACCGTTGTTTGCAAGTACATTCCAAATCAGATCATCGCCAAGTTTGGTACTGATAAAACTAACAGTATCACCTGCATGTGCGCAAGTCATCTTTACCGTTTGCGTTCCATCTATTGAACCAATCTTTGTAGCAATAGGGTCACCACTGCCATCCACAGCGGTGTCACTGTTAGCACCTGTAATCTCAAGGTTGTTTGTGTCTTTGGATTGAAAGTTTACGGTAATGACAATACCCGTTCGTACTGGACTTGCCAAGATTCGGCTTCCTCCACCAGTCACGCTTGTTGAATTTACATTACAAATACCAAAGCTACGGTCAACTGCAATTGTGCCACTTACACCTGGATCTAAAATTTCCAGTTCGGTTGTTTTGGCGATTTCCTGTAGGACGTTGTGTCCGGACATATGTCTATTCCTTTTAAGAAGAGATGAGGTGTAAATCTACAGTACCGGCTGCGTTGGCCTGTAGTTTTAAGTAAGCAGCACCCTCGATTGCACTGTCTAGTGCAAAGACTCGTGAGGCTGCGACGGTTGTTGATATTTCAGAACCAGCGTTATAAAGCTGCGTGTATGTGCCATTCTCGCTGCTAGAAATAAAGTATTTAATTGATGTGATCGAAGACCCACTGGGAACCAATACGACCCCCTTGGTAAATCCTTTGAACACAATTGCGTCCGAAGTCGCATGGGCATCACTGACTGTGAGACTCGACACAATTGCATTTTGCGGTGTAGTGTGCATTGTTTTTCCTATTTACGGGTTAGTGTCCGTGAAAGATGCGCCGTTATACGTAACGACATCACCATTGAGATACCTATTAGTCTGCTCCGACCAACTGCTACCATCTGAACTATCACCATTATACCCCATATGTTCTGGTGTGTTCATAATAGTATCGTAAGCAATCGAAGCAGCTAAACGCTGTTGATAAGCAGCGGCATGTATCCCTGCGTTATCGTCCATCCTAGCTTCGGCTACAGCTAAACACGATTCGAGAATCGTCTCCGCATGTGCCTCACCACCAAGAGGATATGGATTTACGGCTGTCAGGTTTTGAGGCAGCGCGTGATAGCGATATGATAATGTGTACGCCTTGTCGGGAGAGGGGTACAACATTAATTGAAATCGCTGTCCATTGGACCCGCTACTGCTAATAGGCCTGACAGCCGCTAGTTTGGGATCACTTCTAAGACTAGAGTAATCCCTTTGCCGCAAAGTTCGGATACGATGCTCGCCTGTAATCTCAATTGGGAACCAGCGGTTATCATCCACTGAATACGTCATCGTCCCAATAAGACCTCCAAAGTTTGCCGACAAGGTATAATCGGCTGTTCCTGCTACTAACACCTTGGTCGTCGTAGGTTCCATAAATGACCACTTATGACCACGTGGTGTGTTCTGTGTAGGGGGTGGATGATAAAAAGACCTCAATCCTGAAGCGATAATATCATCTAGTTGAGTTCCCTCGTCTGCTGACCAATTAGCCGATGTTCGCTCACCTAACCAAAACCAACCCACTTCTTTACGTAAGTCATCCCGATCCACACTTAACGTGCTCTCAGTGGATGTATCTGCTGGGGAACCTACAGTGCGAATGGTAAACTGTACGGGTACTGCACTTGAGTGGGTGAACAAAAGACCCACAATAGCCGCTGTCATCTCCGCAGCAGTTAGGTTGACAGAATACTGCCCATTACCCTCCTCTGCGATAGAACCCGCTATCGAAGCCTGAGTGCCACCGTCCTTAGTGATATACTTACCAATACCAGAAGCTGCACCAGTTAGCGCAGCACCCGTGGTCTTATTCACAAGTCCAAATGTAAACCCCGTAACGGCTTCGGCTCTTATAAAACTCATTTAGATTTCTTATTGTTAATTGGTTTAGCCTGACTTGAAACTACAGGCTTTAATGATTTGACCTTCGGTTCCTCTTGTGTGAGTACAGCGATGGCTACTTGTACCGCAAATGGTAGTGGTCCTGTCAATCTTCCATGATATAACCTATGTGCTTTCTCTAGGTTTTCAATCTGTGCTTTCGTTAGTTTGTTCTTCGTTACTTCTTCAATTTCTTTAGTCAACCCGTCCATGTCTCTCTCCTGTGAAAACCCGTGGTCAGCCCCGGCAGATCAGACGAATCCGACCCACCGGGACCTCGCACAGGAGACTAATCCTAGTTGGCAATGTTCTCTGCTTGGAAACATGCAATCCAATCCACTGAACCAACGCTTTGAGTTGTACCAGCAGACTGGCAAACAACCGATGGTGTCATAGGTTTGGTGACAGCTATGTTTGTTGTAATTGCGGTTTGAGCCACACCATTCACAAATGGAGTGATGGAGCTAATACCATCTACAAGAAAACCTAGCTTTACATAATCCCCATCAACAAAGGTATGAACAGTGCCTCCAGCAGTTGCGGAGCCATCGTCTTCAGTAACACCAATTGCTAACATGTCAGCAGTGATGGACTGAATACCAATGTAGTCAGAAGAAGTATTTGCACTTCCAGTAATAATAGAAACGTCTGTTTCAGAAAGACCAACAAAGAAATCAAAAGTGCCGGAGCCGATTGTAGTCAGCTTTAAGCGAGCTTCAAAATAGATTTTGCTGTTGGCATTCGGAAGGAACGAATCAGCGGCAGTCGCACCACCATACTGAATTTGCACACCTTGGTTATCCGCCGCAGCACCACTATCCATAGTAAGTACACCACCTTTAGCATCAGCTAAAACGGCAGTACCGGAAGTGGCATTGCTAACAATCCAAGGTCCTTCGTCATTTAACGAAAGAAAGTCGTCAATAAAACCGAATCCTTGATCCAGTCCACCAACGGCAATTTGTGCCAGTGGTGCTTGGTTCCAAAGAGTCGGACTGAGGCCCCGACGAAGGGACGCAGCTTTAAGTTGCGGTCTAGTAAATAGATCACTCATAATACTAAATCCTTTCTAATTAGGCCACGTAAAGTACGAATAAACGACGGCGGTTTAGACAGATGAACTGACCCCAAGAATCCATATGGACTTCTCTTGTGGTATGTTGGCGAGCCGCTTTTTGCGGTGGGTGCCACATCATGTCCTTGCCCTTCTTATAGTGATATTGAAGCACTTTGTGATTCACACCATAAATTGGGTTAGAACTGTCATTACTGTCAAGATAAGGAACCCAGATAACTGGATTACCCTTTACGACTACACTACCTGCATACTTCGCAAGATCAACACCAAGGTTGTCGTTACGAGATTCAAGCAATTTTTCCATGTCTTCTACGACACTATAAGTGGTGTAGAAAGCCCAATCGGAGTCACCTTTACCACCACCAAGTTCAGCGAATTGCTTCGGTGCTTGGAAGTAAGTATGAGCGATAGCTTTACGCATCTTCGCAATGAGATCATCACGAGAAACAGATGTGTAATTACCACTCCAGTTTTTCCAGTTAGGGACATCAGCGACAGCAATGTTAGCTGCACCACTAGAATGTCCAGAAGGATCGCCGCCAGTGAAGCCACCACCAGGAGTCGTTGTTGACTTCTGAATCCAGAAGGGAATACCTAATGGAGTACGTGGGCTTTCGCTGTCACTTGAAGGAGACGACCATAAAGCCGATTCCATCAATTCAAAGTAATCGTTGAACGCCGAGTGACGACGGATGTCGATTTCTCGGATGATCGTTTCACGGTCAGATTGGAAGCTCTGCTCGTCCACGTCATAACTGAAGTTAACGGTCGCTTTGGTAAATGGCACTTTAGCAGTCGTCATTAAATCTTTGACTGCTGTAGCGTCAACGCTGTATAACTCCGAGAACTTTGCAGTTCCGGTGTTAGTCGTTTGCACTTTCCAATTGAGGTGGCCACCACCTTGGTAGGGAGTACGTGCCTTGCCGCTAAGAAACTTAGATGCAAAGCAATGGTGTTGATTATCTAGACTTAAATCCACCCATGACTTTTTCTTGAAGTTATCAAGTGTCAAGGTAGTGAAATCGTCTAGCTGATCTGGTAACAAAGGCATTTTATGCCCTCCTATTTAGCAGACCTACTTACTTCCATTTTCGAGCATCGCACTATCATAAAAGTCTTTGAGCACATTGCTATTAACGGCATCATTGATGTCGTCGATAGGTCGTGCATCAGATGAAGGAGAGACTCCCCCACCTAAACGACGTTTACTGTTAGAACGCAGTCGATCATTTCGGCTTTGTCGGTCTTGGTTTCCAATTTCATCAGCAAAAACTGAGTGATACGCCTGCTTAACAAGGTCATCCATTGCTGGCATTCCTCGACCTGAACTCCGGTATCCATTAGCCAAAACAGTCATCTGCTCATAAACAGATTCCATGTTCTTAGCTTCAGGTGATCCAGGTTTCATGTCCTGATAAGCACTTGAACCAAACAAGTCTTCATTCGATAAGTTAGTAATAGCAGTGTTGAACTGCTCCAATTCACCAGCAGCGTATTCTTGTGACTGTTGCTGTTGGGCATAGTTCACAAATTGTTGCTGGTCGAGAATACTTTGAGCGACTACATTTAATTGACCATCGTAATGCGCCTGCATGTTTGCAGCCATTGCGTTGATCGCAGCCTTTAAGCCGTCATCATAATCCTCACCCAGTTCTACGGAGAACTGAGGTTGTTGAGGTAGTTGTTCCTCGGTGCCACCCTGTTGCTGTTGGCCTTGATACCAATTGTTCCATTGGGAGAGTTGTGCATTCCCTTGGTCAAATTGGTTGACTACATACGACAGTGACTCCTCGGTTCCAAAATCGGACGGGTTAAGTCCATATTGTTGGGCACGAGACGTTAGGTCAGGATTAAACGTCTGACCGTCATCAACAGTGGAATCTTCAACACTATTGTCTTTTTCTGACACTGCTTCAACTTCGGCAGTATCAGTTGATTCTTCAATACTGACCCCTGGTTCCGACTCTGTGTCATTCTCCAAGGAATCAATAACCTCTAAGTCCCCTTCAGATAAAGTCACCTCCTCATCCGGTTCTATTTCTTTTATTTCTTCAGCCATGCCTAGTCTCCATATCCCCCGTCCCTATCGACTAATCCTCGATGTTTCAGGTAACGTGCTCGTTCCCCTCGACTAGTGAATACGCATTCACCATCATTAGAGAACTCTACTCCTGTGAACCCATGCTGTTTCGCATCCTTACGAAACTCTTTAACTTGTGAGAAGTGAACTCCAGCACCTAGGCTTTTAAGGCCTGTAGCCCAGCCGTTAGAGCCACATCTCTTGTCTTTTTCCACACCAGCCGGATACTCCTTGGCAGGTTGTTTGTGATCGTGCCAACGGTTTACACCGTCAGAATCTTTCCATAAAAATTGATTACCCAACTGCTTTCTCCCGACCCATCTGGTTCATCTGCTGTTGATTTGGTTGCCCACCTTGCAGAACCTGTTGCATCACATTACTGCGTGATTCAGCAGTACCACCTGTGGGTACACTTCTACGAATTGATTCCCGTACAGTGTGACTTGCTTTAGCGGGCTGCTGTGGCGTAGGTCCTGGTCGGTCATCCCTTGGTTCTTCAAACTTCACGATCTGTTTCAATCGTGGCATATCCATCAACTCAGAGTACATTTCCACAAGTTCTTGTATATCAATCGTCCCACCATATTGCTGCATCATACCTTCCATCGGTAATGCAATCTGTGTGACAAAGTTTGAGATTCCTTGCATTCGCTCCGAGGGAGATTTGTACATCATCGAGAATGGTTCAATCGTGAAGTTGTAATCAATGAAATCACCTTCTCGGACTTCAGGAGTCCAGTCAGCCCGCACCTTGATGCCAGACGTTTCAAAGTCTTGAGGTATTTCAAGTACTTGGTCATGCCACAATAATGAACCCAAATCCCTGCAAATTCGGCTAGTGAAATCGACCACACGATATTGCATGTTCGCTTCACGTTTGGATACAGCACCGTGGATTAGTTTGTCCTGACCTAGTGTGTCTGCCTGTGGTCCAAGTCCTGCCATCATTTGCAGGTTGCCAGCCATGCGGTCGTAGGTGTCTTTCATGGAATGAGAAAAGGCTTGATTCTGAGGATCAACGCCTCCCATCTTCATCACGTTCACACTGTCAGGATTATCAACACGTGTCCATTCACCATCACTAGCCTTTTCAATACGACGTGCATCGTCTTGATGACCAGCTTGGTAAAACGGAATGTCTTTTTGTCTCTGTGCCTGTCGTCGTTGTTTACGCATTAAACCGTTAATAAGATCATGCAATGGCTTTAAGTTCATTGCAGGAGACACAGGCATGATGTTATCAGGCACTTCACACGTAAGGCTCAGTGTATGGAATGGTCCGTTCTCCGGCCCTTCCCATTCGACCACACGCAATGGCTCTGTATTCTTACCAACTGGTAACGTCACCACTAGCTTATCTTTAGGAAGCCACACATCCATTAAGTCAATCATGGGTTCAATGCCAGCTTCTTGAGTCTCACTCTTGAGCATCTCACGAATCGGAACTTCACCTGTGTCAGAGTTCCAACCGGGATACTGACTTACAATCTCTAATTCTTCTGCAACCTTTTTGTTGTAAGCACTATCATTGAGAACTTTTTCTCTACTGATACGGTACTTGTTTAATGCAAACGACGACTTACGCCACTCAGAAGCAGTTGTGTCGTACACAAAGTCATCAAGAGAAATGTTTTCAGCAAATGGTTTACCTGGATCAACCCATGCGTCTTCACCCTCAAGCTCAACCAAGCCAGCGTCAGCCGTATATACCTTCACGATACCCATCGAGAAGAATGAATCCATTACTGCCTTACGCAATGTGTCCTCTAGCCGAATCTCTTTGATTAAGTTATTAATCCCCAATTGGAATGAATGAGCAAACCATGTTACATCTGTGTGCTGGGCTGTCACTAACACACGAGGTCGGTTTGCTGCTAAGGACATCGTATACGTTTCAGCCGTCTGGTACATCAAGTTCATGATGATGTCTTGACGACCTGAATCACCTGAAGCACCATACATAGAACCCACAAAGTCCTTGACTAATTTCTTACGCACTTCCCGAAACGGTCGAAGAACTCGTGTGGAGTTCTCTATTGCTTTGAGAAGACGAGAACGATCTAGTTGGCTGTTAGGGTTCATTTACCATCCATCTTTCAGGGCTGCTTTACGTCTCTCGTGTTCCTTGAATCTCCACGCCATGCAACCATAAGGAATGTTTTCCTCATAGTCTTCCCTATCCTCTATGCTTACTGCCGGACGATCCTTACCAGCGTGCCACGCAATAGCTGCTGCTATTACACGGTCACCATGTGCCTGTCCCTTAGCACTGTCATCCATTGTCCTAACGGATCGGGAGTGAACAACTTTACCATTACGGTAAACATACTGACGACACTCATTCAACAGCTTACTACTGCGTACACAGTATTCACCTGACTTGATTGCCGCCGCCATCTGACTGAGCACAGCAAGTTTGTTCTTGTCTGTACTGAACCATCCAGGGTTCCGAGTCTTCTTGCGGTATGACTTGTTCTCAATTTCTCGATAGTAGATATAGGGATATTTACGTTCGAGTATCTGTTTCGTGAAAGCACCACCTGGTGGTCCATTCATTTCCCAGATTAGATAGGCGTTATTGAACCATTTACTCGCAGCAATAGACATGTCTGCAAACGCTTCCGGTCGCACCGTGTTCGTCGCAAACTCGCCAACCTGCTGCCCAGTAACTGTATCCATAACAAACATTACGGAGTTACTCGTGTAGTCACCACCAAGACCTGCACTAATGTCACAGCCTATGACGTATTGCCCTGAATTAACAGGAATCCCTCTAGAGTCCCGATGGCACCAGATTTCAAATGGCCCATCTTCTGTTTCATTATAGTCAGGTTCTAGGGTTTCTTCATCATAAAAAAGTATACCTTTTTGGTAAGGATTAAGAATATTTTCCTTACCAGACTCGTATAACTCTTTCCCAAATATCTGATATTCCGATCCACCGTAGTCCCTATCTAATTCCTGAGCGATAGTCTGTGGCGTTGCACCAGGTCGTGAACACTCCTGATCGTAGTACGGGCTACGTACTATCCCATCGAGTACATGCTTATATGAAGCAGGAAAACGGTACTTCTCATCAAGTATCTTCAGTACCCCGTCTTTACTGGTATATAAGCCCACACCCCTGTCAGGATGGTCTTTCCAGTCCAAGATAATCTTCTTCATGTTACTCGGTGTGTGCATCACGTCGTAGTAAGCACCAGAGGCACCTTTAGGCGTGGATACAAAGAGCCTACAGTCTGTAGCGTGCTGTGTAGCCGCTAGTGCTCTATAGTCATCACCATTAGGGAAAGCAGCGTATTCATCTATCGCTATAGCCTTCTTACGACCACCACGGAAAGCATCTTCCGTCGTAGAGGCACCCTCAAACGTAGCACCATTATCCCGATTCTCCATCAGCATATTACTGCGGTACACGTTCTTAGGACGCATCCACTTAGGTAATCCACCCTTACCACCGTCACCATTTAGCAAGAAGTCCAGCTTCCACATCAATGTATCCTTCTTCCCCGGCTTATCCACAAGATCAGCAGTACGGGACATAATCCCGAAACTAGAGAAGTCGTCAAACATCCAGTGATGAAAGAACAAGGTCAGAAACATCCACGTAGCACCAAGGTCACGAGACTTCTCTAGCCCTATATCGTCATCCCCTAAACCCTCGTGCATAGTCAGGAACGCCTCGTCCTGAAAGCCATAGGTTATAAACGGGATCACATTGCTAGATGTGCCACGCAGTCGGTTGTTTCTAGGTTCATATAACCAGCAAAACGCATTGATAAAAAACAATATGTCATGCTTACAAGCAGTCCAAAGAGTACGTTGTCGCTCTGGGGTATCAGCCCATTTCAACAATTCCATACGATACTCAAGGTTCTCCTTAAGCGTCTTTGGCACTTGGTCATATAGACTCAAAGCATGATTCCCTTGTTATCTATGTCTAGTATCCCCTGCAATGACTGTAACCACTGCCACCAAACATAACTTTTCCAAATAAGAACACAGACATAAACTGTGCTAACTGTGAAGAATAACGTCCCCATTTTGTAATACATCTTTTTCATTTGACACCTCCGAAAGTTGTCCGAGCATTTGCTCTATCTGTTCAATACTTTCTCCTGTGTCGCGCATCCCCTGCTCTTCCCCCTTAGTTCCCTGCTTTAGCTTGTCACCAAGCACCTTGTCAAAGAACTTAGTCTGGTTCTCCGATGCCCATATAAGCATGTTCCATGCACCAGGAGAGGGAGCCTCACCCGGTGTAACCTTCCACTGTGACTGCTCTCCTATAGCCTTATGTAAGTTATGGAACACAAAGGCAATATCCACTGGTAACTCCGACTCGTTAATGTCAAACTCACCTAGCGTGTTTATCAGTTCCCCCTGTTGTATCTGTTCCTGAGCAGCAACTAACTGCTCCGGTATCCCCGCATTACCAAACCGCATGAACCGTTCGTGCATCTCTCGCTCTAGCTCAATGGAGATAAACCCCATGTCGTCCATAGCCTTCTGAGCCGCCTCACGCCACGTGTAACGAGGATCAGCCTTATTCTCCTTGTATCTACGGGTATACTCCTCTATACGCCCCTCACGCTTGGCACGCTCTATAAACAACTCTCGTGCCGATGGTTTACGTGGTCTTGATTTCTTAGGCTTTATTGGGAACATCACACCGTCCTAAACGTCTTGTATAACGGCAATGCAGTGGAGTGGGTAATCGCTAACCCGACCTGCTCTGCATCCATCTCCGTTGCCGTTAGTGTTATTGACCATTGACCATTACCCTCGTGAGCCGCACTGTTAGTGCTCGTAGATTGTGATCCACCGTCCTTGATAACCTTACAGGTCACAGTGCCACTGGTAATAGCCGCACCAGTAAACTTGTCTATTAGCACAAAGGTGAAACCAGTAATGGCTACACCTTGCCTGTACACCTCATCGGTCACATCACCCATTAGTGTATTGACCTCTACGATGGGTATCACATAATCTGCCGTTATTGATAGACCACGAGTAACAATGTACTTTACGGTAGTTGAACCAACAAACGCCGGTCCAATTAGGTCTTTAACTGCCATTAACTAGCCCTCGTTCTGCTAGTCGGATTTGTTGCATCATTAATCGTCCATGTCATAGCAGTCGTGCTACCATCTACCTTCTTGCCCGTAATAGTCGTACTACTGATAGCAAACTCGCTGACTGCACACAGGATCATGTACAAGGATTGGGCTGGTGTCATGGTCGCGCCATCCGATGCGTAGGATTCCGTCATGGCTGTTGTCCACATGGCATCCATCTCGGCCTTAGTTGGTGGGTCATATGCCGCTAGTGCATCAGCTACCTCGCTCTGTACCTCAGCGTCCCATGAAGCGTTCCAGGGCACTGCTGTAAGACCTGCACCTGCTGAACCGATCTCTGCCGTGTCCACAAGTATAGCATCAATGTCTGTCTTGACCTGCTCACCAAATGTTCCAGAGGATGTATGTCCAGAGGTAGCCTCATCCCATACAGCATCTGCAATAGCAGCAGCAGATGGAGCAGAGCCTCCTCCTCCTGTTGTCCAAGAAGCATCACCCCTGTCCCTGAGTGCCTGTAAACTGTCAGTCGTATTTACGAAGTCATCCCAGTCAGCAGTGGATTCCTTGCTAACTAGCTTGGCTATGATGGAGTTGTCTACAATGTCCGAACCTGCTACTGAAGCGGATACAAGATGGTCAAGACCAATAGCAACTAAAGCATCAGCTACCTCAGATTGCACCTCTGCATCCCATGAACTGTTCCACGGTACTGCTGAAAGCCCTGAGCCGTTACTGCTAATAGCGTCAGTGACAACCTTGACTGCATCAACCACAGTATCGACCGTAGCTATCGTTGCTGGTATAGTCGTCGCTGTATCCTCCAATATCGAGGCTACACTAGCTGCTAGAGTCGCACTGTCAGCGAATATAGCGGCATATATGTCCGTCTCAACAACCTGAAAGGTTTTGAATACAGGTAGAGCATTACCTGCATCATGTATGGCCACAAGTAACTCGCCCACTGTGCCTGTGTCCGTGCCGTCTAATGCGAGGATGTAATATCCATTCTCATCGTGCGTCAAGTTGGTCGGAGACACTGCGTTTCTTTGAGCGAAATCACCACCTGCCTTACTTAGACGAATGTCGGCGCGGGTAATACTGAGCGAGCCTTCAACAGATTTTCCATCGTCTTCATCTAAGAATGGACCCATGCGAAACGTGTAAGCCGTTGATTGTTTCAGAAACATCTTAATTCCTCATCTGTCTGTAAGTGTTCATTGCTATTGCTGCGATTGGTGTGGAACCACCAGATGCATCAGGAGTTTCTAGGTACGCTTGTGTGACCTTCAATATGTCACTGAAGCCCGCACCAGTTAGCATCGTAATTCGCAACTTCAAGTTGCCCCAGTTACTAACTGAACTCACGTCTAGTGAACCCGATGTCGGATAGCTGTAAGCTGTCCAGCTTGACCCATGTACGCTGTTGTTCGTCTGTGCTGAACCACGGACAACATTGCTGGAATCAACTTCCTCAAGTAACTCAAACTTGATACCCGGCGTGTCCCCTGAGCCTGAATCGTCTACGGACATGGCCGTGTACTTTATATTTACGTTGCCAGAACCCGGAGCCGATATGGTGGCTAACTGAACAATACATGCGTCGTCACCACCTGTGTCCTCACACTGGATGAACGTCGTGGCATCGTCAGCACTAGTGTCGTCTATGCTCGTGTACAGCGTACTGCCACCGTCCTTGTCAGTCCAGCTACCGTCAGTATCGTCAGCATCAGGTCGTGCTATTTGAACCATCTAGTACTTCCTTCGAGTCTTGACCTTCTTACCACTCTTCTTGGCGTAACGCTTTGCAGCAGTCTTGCCCTTAGCCGTATATGCGAACTTCTTCTTTCCTACTTTAGGCATGATCCTTCTCCTTTATGTGTCCATTTTACCCATATGCACCCGATAACCACTACCGCAATGCTCACAGCGAACGAGTTCTGGATACAGGACCCACCACTCCTCTTCCCTGAGCACAGCCCGCTGCTTCTCGGTCAAATGCACGCTTTCAAGGTGTAAACCCCGTATCCAGCCCTCTATTCCGCATTCAGGACAGTCCCATCGCCAAGCTGCATGTAATTCTACGGTTTCGGAAGCTGGCATGTTGATGTGTCCTATGCGTCCATTATAAGGGGTCTGAGAGGCTGTGTGTGAGACTTTTTGGGAGGATCAGGGTGGAAAGTCGAAAAAGTGTCTCGTCGGTCTTAGGGGCTATATACGTGGGACTCCACCGATGGGATGGGGGGTCGGGTTCGGTTTTCCGTTTTCCATTTGACCCCCCCTACCCTAAAAAATCCCTACCATAGATAGGACAAATTGCCGTCAATAACCGAACCGATAGCAGGCTAAATTATCGGCTACTATTCTATAGAATCGATATGCTATTGATTATCGCTGTTGTCGCTTGTCGCTTAGTAAGACTAGCCACTAAAAAGAAAATACAAAATAAACTGTTATTGCGTTTGACACATGCCGATTATTTTAGTACCTTACCTGTAGTTAATGAATTAACACTCTAACAAACGGAAAGAATTCCTATGCGAACTATAACGTTTCATCGAAACTTAAACGCAACACACGGCCGGTCATGGACATACAAGCCTAATGGCTACGCTGTTCAAGCTACTACACTAGTAGCCCATAACGTGACAATCAAACAACCATCGGGCAAATCATTCGAGAATTGTATCAAAGGTGGTAACCGTAGCGTATTCGCATGGTTCAAGACTACCGACATAACCGCCGACATTGATAATAAAGTTCTAATCAATTCGGCGACTAATGAATTCCGTCGCATACGCTTCAATCCAAAAAATGGAGATATGTTCTTCCATATCAACGGCAAGCGCGTTGACAATCTTAAAACCGTCTATTGCCTATCCAATGGTGAATGTTACGGAATCGAACACTAGATTTATTACCACTACCTTTATAGAAAGTTATACCGATGAAAACACCTAAACCAAATATCAAAACAGAATACCCGACACATTCAACTGTAGGGGGCTACACAATTGCATACGTTACAACCGATGGAGAATGTTATTGTGGCAATTGTATTCCCGACGTTATCGAGTCTGACATTTACCTATTACCTGAATCCCGTGTACGTGATTATGACTACCCAATTCCTATGATCCTATGGGATGAAGATATTGACAATTGGCATTTTTGCGAGTGTTGCGGTATTGAATTAGGCAACTAACCCACCACTAGCCCAATGGACGCTAGCGGTTCAATTCCGCAAGGGCTATTTTTGTACTGGAATCGTTCCGGTTCAAATTTTCGACGATCCCATTTAGAAAGTAATACCGATGAAAGATAAAACTTGCGAAGAACGAATAGAAGAAAGCCTAGAAAGCTGCGTACATGATTTACGTATATTGTGGGAAGCAGATAAACGGGGTGAAGAAGAAGTTGAAGAACTAGGTTCGTTCAATGAATACGGTTTATGTTTCGATTACGTCGAGAGTGACGATAGCGATAATTACTTCCGTTATCAGATTAGTTGGGGGGGTCCTGCGTCAGAATATCGGTTTTATGCCGATAGCGAATTAAAACCGTATAAAGTTGAATATTGGTTTTTGGATTGGTTTGATAGTGCTAGACGAAACTTAATAGGAAACAATGAAGAACTACTATTAGAAATATTCGAGTTTTTCTCAGATTGTGGAACCGTTGAATCTGTATTCAATGCAGCAATAGCAGACTAACACCCCTAGCCTACTGTCGTTAATCGTTGGTTAAATTCCAACGGGGCTATTTTGCTACTGGTAACCGTTACCAATGCAATTACCGATGAAACCTAGATAAGAGGAAAAACCAATGGTTCACCAAATACTAATATTTGATAGTGAAAACGTCGATGTTGTCGATGTTGAATATTTTTGTAGTGATTACTGCGCAAGAGAATCAGAAGATTATGCTGGTTGGTCTGGTTGTCACGAATTACACCACCAAGAAAAGTGTAAAACCTGCAATAGCCATTTAGGATATTGGGATCAAGACACTGGTTTTTGGACTAAACCCATAACCACTTACCCCCCACTATCGGACACAAATAACCGATTAGAACACTTGTAGAGACTGATTTTTACCCTATTTGGAGACAATACCGATGAAAATAGAACACCACAAACAATTACGCGCTGCGATGCTATGCGTTATAGCGTTTGTATTAGGCTGTATGATTTTTAATTTTAAACTTTAACGACTGGGAGATAAGACCGATGAAAACTAAAACTAAAAGACCGATGAAAACCTACTGGAGCGGAAACGGTAAACACCAAAAGAAATCACGTCAACTAGAAAAGGAATTTATACCACCTTGCGGTGAATGCAAAGAACTCGCTGCCGAGGTTTTCCGTATGGCAGCAAGATTGTACTACGATATTTACAATGGTGGAGGGTGCAATATCGAACGACAAGAGGACGAGGATTTTACCATTGCGGGTCAATCACTCGGAATATTAAAGTATGCAATAGATGACGGAGAATACTATGAGATCCGTTGGCTTACATTTAGGTTTGCAGAGGAATACGCTGATTACGACCAATCCTACGAAGAAATACAGCAACCCCTCGAAGCTATCCTAGACAAGGTGATTGTCTGGGCATGGGATAAATTGAAGGGGGAATCGACCGACTAGCACCCCTGTCACCGAATGGGCGTAGATGCAGATCGGTTCAATTCCGATCCTGTGACCTGACTAATCAGTACGTACTGGTTAGCAATACCGATGAAAATAGGAGACTAAGACCGATGAAAATGACCGATGAATTAACCTTTAAACAACCGTTCCTAGACAAGATTGATGCTGCTCTTAACGATGCCGTCAGTATTACCTTTGATGGTTGTCACAAGATCTACATTGCACTGGACGCAAAGACTCACGATGGTTTTGTGCGATACGACTACGACATGATACCCGTCGAGGACAAGACCGATGCAATAGACCTACTGTTGCAATGGTGGAATGTGTCATGTGGTTTACGATTTATCAATGCTGTTTCAAACGATGATACGTTTCATGGTTTGATAGAACAGTTTGAATACGATAAAGAACAGGAGAATACCGATGAAAATAGTAATTAATTACTGTGAGAACGATCCACTAGGTTTGGAGATTATCGCACTAGATAGGGAACGTGACGCGCAATACAAACGCTGTTGCGATTTCCTAAAGGGCGAATTGGATTCTCACTGTTGTGAACTATCTGAAAAATGGGAACATGATTTTCGGGAGAGTGCCGACCGGATTTGGTTTGGTTTATCCAAAGATCAGATAATAGAGGCAATAGAGAATGAATCAGGATACGATTCTATCGTAGACATTCCTGACCGATTGTTATTTAAGACTTGTAAAATTTTACTTTGGAGTTAGACCGATGAAAGAATGTAAGACTATAAAGCTAACCGATGCTGCGGTGTATATCGAACTCAACGATTGGGTTTACTACATTGACGACACCACAGGCGAGCAGATCATGGTGAAGTGGCGAAAGCCTACTACCGATCCTAACATCTGTTGCGTCTGTAAGACCGCTGAGGGTGACGTAGACGAGTTGTTAGTGGAAGGTTGGGTTACGTTTTGTAATCCATGTTTAGATGAAATAGACCAACTACAGGAGAATACCGATGAACGATAAACAAATACTTTGTGACCAATTTGGTTCATACCAGGAACAGATAGATGCCTTGCAGTCTCAGGTGAAAGAAATTAAACAAGACCGAAAGGAGTGGATTGATAAAAACAGGAAAAAGATAAAGGCTAACCTAATGCCTAGAACGAACTGTTTTTATAAACTCATACTACCGTCACCTGTAAAGCAATGGATTTCACCAAGACGGTTATCAATATATTCACAAGAAGATCGAACTGCGTGGTCTAGTACGGACGGCACTTACATTGATGGAGAGGTAAAGAACTTTTCATTTGAAGACTGTCCCGAATGTGAGCTTTCGGGTTTCGATTGCAGTACGCGCGGTTACGATTACAACGGAGAAAGAGTAATCACACATTTTGATAACGACAGCGAACCGATCTTGCCGTGTTATGTGAAAATCTCCGACAGCAAACTCTATAATACGCTACATGTTCCTAGTGGTTATGGTAGAGGAAACCACAACTACCCGCAAATTAAAGGGTTACTGCTCGATAGAAACTTTGAATCGTGGAGTTTGGGGAAGAGCTATGACGAACGAATTTGCATCTCCCATATTGGTGAGCGAGTTACCAAAGAGAAAAGTTCTAATATAAAACCAACCAATGTCTACGTGATGATTGACAAGAACACTGGGCTTTACAAGATTGGTCGATCCACTAACCCTACTCGTCGTGAGAAAACCCTCCAGAGCGAGAAACCAACCATTGAGTTGCTGTTTCATAATTCGGGTTTTCATTTTGATGAGACTGCACTCCACAGGAAATTTGCAGACAAGCGAGTACGTGGTGAGTGGTTCAAACTCGATGCTGATGATCTCAGCGAGGTAAAGTCTTACTTTGCTGACAAGGAGGATACACAATGCGAGTCATAGGATATGCTCGTGTATCAACTGGCGATCAGGGTCTAAGCCTGAGTGACCAATGCACTAAGATACGTGTTCACTGTGAGTTGATGGAGTACGATTTGATTCGTATCTATCAGGACAAGGGTGAATCCGGTCGTGACCTGCGCAGACGTGGTATCCGTGATGCGATGTTTGACCTTACGGGTGACAACATTGATGGCATGGTAATCACTAAGCTAGACCGATTGTCCCGATCCATAAAAGACTGGGCTAATCTCATGGATACATTCGCCAAGTGCGATAAGAATCTCATTGCGATTATGGATAGCATTGATACGAGTACAGCAGGTGGTCGCATGGTGGCTAATATGTTTAGCGTAATTGCCCAATGGGAACGTGAGATTATTGTTGAGCGTACTATGGCAGCATTTGACCACATGCGTAGCCAGGACCGTCTGTGTGGCCTCAAAGCACCCTTTGGTTGGGAGAAAGACCCTGACCGACCTAAGTACGTCAGATTGTGTCCTGCTGAGGCAGATATATGTCGCAAGGTATACAAGCTACGTGATGCAGGTCTATCATACCGTGAAATCTCTGATGTCCTAGAGGACTATGGACACACGAATCGACTGGGTAACAAGTTTGGAAAAGAATCAATCCGTAAAATTTACATTAGCAAGAAACGAGTACCAAATGATTAATATAGAATCTGAACGACAACTGTTTAATTTGATTGAAAAGAAACGTACCAAGATCGGCATGACGAAGGTTGAGTTATGCAAGACCGGCGGTTTTAGTCCAGTAGCATGGCATTACTATAAGAAGGGCGAGCGCAAACTAATGTGGGATACACTGTTCAGTGCTGCCGGTGTGGTAGGAATCCATGTATACGTACAGGGAGAGGATACAGATGGTCAGGACTAGGAAGTATCGGGGCATGATCCGTGAATTGGTCAGCGAGATGCGCTTCTATATCCGTACAGGTGTACCGAGTGACTACAACTGCATCACCAAATGCTTTGACCTCATTCATTACAACGATGAATTAACCACTGGTTTGTGGGATAGGGACTTGAAATTTGCCAAATTAATTTTCTTATTCGCTAAGACCGATATAGACTGTGGAATTGGGCTAATGAATAGCGGCATTGCTGCCGATAAGGATACAGATGAGGACGATCCTGAAAAAAATACTGAGAATTGTGATTGACACAGCTTGGAAAATGATTAGTATAATATTTCAGGAAACAGTATGTCACTGTCGCTCTTGTCCCTTGCACCCTTTTGTGGGGTGCGGGACGAGCGAGTGATGCGAGGCGTGCCGAGCATTACGAGCGTACTATAACACAGGAAAACCCTTACCCCTTTGCAGGGGTATTGACACAGGAGACTACGATGAAGGATCATCCCACCGCCATGCGTGCGGGACTCGAAGCTATGTATCTGGAGAAAGCCAAGACAACTCCCATAGACTTCGCTAAAGCTACAGCCATATTCATGGGCTACACCAAGCATTACAAGGACGATACATATAAGATCGTCGAGGCCGAAGCTGAACGAGAGTTTAGCGTCAACTCCAACGTGAACAATACCGAGTACAAAATCTACGGTAAACTCGATACGATTGTGCGTGATGGCAGCAAGCTAGTCCAGCTAGAACATAAGACTGGGCAGCGAGATGCCGACTCCGATGGGGTGTATCCGTTCCTAACAGCGAATGTTAGTGAACAAGTGACCCTATACTCCATGTTAATGGCAGCATCAGGAGAGCCTCTCACGCACACGCTAATCGACTATATCAAAGTCCCGACCCTAAGACCGAAAAGCATACCCAAAGGCGATACAAGCGAAGCTGGGGGCACTAGACGTGAAATCATTGAAGATGGAACGTACTTAGGCGTAGAAGTATGCAAAACTACACAAGAATTGTACGAATCAGACCCCAAGGCTAAGGAAAATGCCGAGTGTTACTTGATCCGTATCAATCAGCACATTGAGCAGAACCCTGAGAAGTACTTTGCTCGCAGCGCACCGATTCATCGTAACAATGTTGACATGGTGAATGAACTGTACGCAATGGAGTTGGTCCTGGACGACATTGAGGAATGTCAGAACACTGGGATTGACCATTTCTACAAGAACACTAGTCAGTGCCTAGCATACGGGTCTAAGTGTGAGTACATGAGCCTATGTGATGGCACGAGCACCGAAGACAATGGGGACTGGGAACCACGACAAGGTGGAAACAAGAAAGGTAGCAATAAGATTTCGTTCTCAAAGGCTACATGTTTCAAGTCATGTCGTAGGAAGTTCTATTACAGATACGAAGAATCCATACAGAAGGTGGGTTACGATACTCAATCCCTTCGTATAGGATCGTTATTTCATTTAGGAGTAGAGTTTTATTTTAGAAGTTTAATTGCACAGGAGAGTAGCAATGAGTAGTTTTTTAGAGAGAATCACGACCGCAACAACGACCAGAGGTGAAAAGACAGTCATCTCAGGCGGTGAGGGTGTAGGGAAGACAAGTACAGCAGCACATTTCCCTGACCCTGTATTTTTAGTAGCTGCTGGCGAGGATTCATTAGGTATATTGCATGAAGCTGGTCAGATTCCAGCGACACCAGCATTTCCACCAATGGATAATTGGTTGGATACATGTCGAGCACTCGATGAATTACTGGAGTCTGATAAGGTTCCAGGAACCCTTGTGCTCGATGCCCTTGATGGGTTTGAGGCATTGGCTTCTGAACATATTAAGGATACCAAGTACGGTGGTAATCGTCAGAAATTTGAGCAATTTTTTAATGGTTGGACAGAAACAGCAGATAGTTGGAGGTCGTTCCTACATGTGCTTAACATGATTGCTGACAAGGGAACCAATGTAATCATCTTGGCACATATTGAGGTCAAGAAGATGAAATCACCTGACACCATTGACTACGACCGATGGCAGCCTGCTGCGAATAGATATATTTGGGCATTGACGGCTCGTTGGTCTGACAATATCTTACAGCTAGGCTGTGTCCAGAATATCGAAGAGACAAATGGTAAGGCTAAGGCTCATGGTACGAGTGATCGCATCATGTATACAAGCATTAATCCGGCGCGGGTTTGTAAGAACCGCCATGGCATGGAAGAACAATACTTACTCGGCAGTAGTGCAGAAGCTGCTGCAAAAGTTATTACAGGTACGTTAAATCTGTAATATTTCTAGGTTGTTGACATCATATAGGAGATATAGATATGTCAAATTTTGAAAGCCAGTTACCTACTGGCAATTACGAGGGCGAGGTCATCTCGCAGGAACTAACCCTTTCTAAAAACGGACACCCTACGTTTGAAATCAAGTTTGGTAGCTTGGTTCATACGACAAGTGGGCCTGTTAATCCAGAGACTCGAAGGACGGTACGACTGTACCTAACAGAGAAGTCTTCTGAATTTACAATCAAGAAGCTGGCAACAGCAGGGTTTGTTGGGTCATTGGATCAATTTAGCCTTGACGATACCGATGCTATCAGTATCATAGGGAACAAGGTTGCGTTGTACATGAAAGAAGGTACACATGGTGAGGACTGGGACATCTCCAGCGGGAGTAGTTCTTCGTCCACCACAATGGATACCATGACTGCTAAACAGGAGGCAGCGAAGTGGTCACATAAGATGGTGAAGGGTGTTCCAACACCAGCACCGACTACGACTACGCCACCTGAACGGGAAAGCACGTTCTAAGGGGAGACAACCTCCTCGTTGGGCTGGCTGTCATATCTCTTTTTCATCGGGGGGATTGGCAGTCAGCTTTTTTTATCTATAGGGAGATAGGTATGAACAACATTGAATCATTGCTCGTGGAGATACGAGATTTGCTTACTGAGATGATAAAGCAAAAGGAATCTAAGAAGCGTAAGAGTAAGGCAGATGCCGATGACCTGTACACACCAGAGTTTGAGGCAGCATGGTCAGGCTACCCTCGCAAGATTGGTAAGAAGATGGCTGCGAAGGCTTATCGCAATGCCCTGCTCCGCATCAAAACAACACGTCCTGAATTGCCTATGCCGGAGAGCGTTATACTCAGAGGCATCTTTGCCTACGCTAAGGTATGGCCTGAATCAAGGATATTAGAAGAAGCTAAGTATTGTTTGCACATGGCTACGTTCTTAAACCAGGATAGGTTTGATGATGATCCTGCTGCATGGGGTAAAGAGGAGTCCAACGGGGGGATTGGAGGTCCTAAATGGGAACCGACAGTGGACTAACGGATGAGTACATTGAAAGCATATTAACACACTTCAAAGGGAACACTGAGACATTTGCCGTCCAGCCACGTGGCCATAGCTTTGCACCACGAGCACTACACGAGCCTCTCAGTATTGAAGACTTCAAGACACAACACCTAGGTGGCGATAATTGCATTGGCATCTACGTTCTTAACGGGGATAGCAATGTTCACATGGCATGTGTGGACTTTGACTCACACCCTGATAACCCCGATCCGGCTTGGGTCGAGAAGACAGAACAGCTATTCACCTTCTTAGACCAACAGGGGCTAGAACCTTTTGTGGAGGTATCTGCATCAGGGATAGGCTCACACGTATGGCTACTCTTTGAACCACCAGTAGAAGCATGGATACCACGAGCATTCTTTACGGCTGTATCCAATCATCTAGACATACCTATGCCTGAGATATATCCACGACAGGATAGGCTAACAGGTAAGGGACTAGGGAACCTAGTCAGATTACCCTACTACAATAACTCCCACTTCGTAGATGTTCTTGAGAACTGGGAGCCAATGTACCCTGATTTCAAGGTCACCGATGTCGCTGAGTTGAAGGTGATTACATCACGACTAGGCATTAGGCTAAAGCCTCTGACGGTGAAGCGAGACAAGGATGATGTACACCCTGCCATTAAGAAGCAGATGTCTAATCGACCCACTGGATTGCTATCACGACGATGGGAAGGTGACCTTGAGGGGCTAAAGGATCGCTCTAAGAGTGCATGTGCCCTCTCTTTAACTGTCGCAATGCTCGATGAGTACATGCACCCAGATGATATAGACCAAGCATTGGTGCTATGGGGAGATAAACATGGATACGATAAGGCTAATCGTGAAGACTTCCGTCAGGGCTGTATCACACGAGCCTATGAACTAAAGCAGACACCCAAGCATGTATCCTCAAAACCAACTGGTGACTTCAGGGAATGTGCTCTAGCATCCCTGCTCTCTATAAAGGAGGGTAACTACATACCCTTTGGTGTCCCATCTATTGATGCCTCCATCGACGGTATCTCCAAAGGTGAGATGGCACTGATTATGGCACGACCAGGACATGGTAAGTCAGCTATTGGTGCTCAATGGATTGAACATGCTGCACGATGTGGTCGTCCTGCACTAATGCTCAATGCTGAAATGAGTCCCACTGAGGTAGGTAAGCGTAGCCTGATGAAGATAACAGGGGTCACAGATGAACAGGATTGGATAGACAACAGAGAAGAATACGTGGCTATGGTTGAGGCTTACTACGATGGCTGGACACCACCACACTTCCGTAACGTATCTAGCATTGACGATGTTGAGCGTGAAGTGCGAGCCTTTAAGAACGGATATAACATTGATGCAGTTGTCATAGATTATGTACAATTACTACGATCCAATAAGGCTACACGTTATGAGCAAGTATCTGACATTAGCCTGAGATTAAAGTCTATTGCCCGTGAGGAAGACATTGCTATGATTGCATTATGTCAAGCATCACGAGAGATAGAGAAGCGTGGGAAGATCGAGTTCATGGCAAGTGACCTCAAGGAATCAGGTCAACTAGAACAAGACGCTGACCTCGTAGCTGGTTTGTACTGGTGGGGACGTAGTTCTGACCCAAGAGCAGAGACAGATAAAACAGACTTCCATTTCGTTAAAAGGCGTAATGGTCCTATCCGTAAGCACGTGGTTCGTGTCAAGTTTGAAGCAGAGAAGCAGTTATTCTCGGAGGAATAATGGAGTATTGCAGTTGGTGTTCTAGGGACATCGTAGAAGTGAAGAACCGAGACGACTTGTGCGGGTTCTGTGACAAACGGTACTGGGTGAAGAAGAACTTCAAAGACCCAGAGCGTGGTTACCTGCACAAAGATGACCCCAGTGACGAGGAGTACAGGGCATTGATACACATGGAGACGTGTCAGTTTGCCCAAGAGACTATGCGTAAGAGAATCCAACGCATGAAGGCACTTATTCAAGCACAATGGACACCAGAACAAGAACAGCGACGAGCCGTGTTCAAAAAAAAAGTTACGTACAGCCTCCACAAATACACTTCTTTTCGGAGCCAGAATTACGTTTATTTGAGGAGGACACTGTAGATGAGTGATCCGGTTAATCATCCCAAACACTATACTCAAGGTAGCTTAGAGTACTTAGATGCTGTCGATGGACTACAGTTAGGATTTTATCAGGGCAACATTATGAAATATGTTGTACGCTATAAACACAAGCACGATACACAGGAACTTCGCATACAAGATTTAGAGAAGGCACTATTTTACCTAAAGCGTTTAATTGAAATAGAGTCTACAAAGAAAGTTGAGTGAATATGTTTGAAGTCAAACGAAATAGCCGTAACATTCAGGAGATACATCTCCAATTCAACAGTCAAAAGGATGTCAGAAAACTATTACTCTTATCCGATGTACATTTCGATAACCCCCACTGCGATAGGGAACTGCTAAAGAAAGACCTTGATAAAGCATTAGAAGACGACGCTGGAATCTGTATTTTCGGTGACCTATTTTGCTGTATGCAAGGTGCTTATGACCCTAGGAAAGCTAAAGGTTCACTGCTTCCCCAGCATGATGGCCCTAACTACTTCGACCTCGTTGTTGAGGAAGCTGTAGAGTGGTGGCGACCCTATGCCAATAACCTAATCCTCGTGTGTCCTGGTAACCATGAGACAGCCATTATGAAGCGTCAGGAGATAGACCTGATTGATCGCTTTACAACGCTACTCAGGATGGTTGAGCCTGATTGTCATGTCAGTGCTGGTGGGTATGGTAACTGGATGCGGGTCTTCTGCAAGTTGCATAGTGCTCGTAACTCATTCACTATCTATTCCCATCATGGCTATGGTAGTGGTGGAGCATTCTCCCAGCAGATTACAGCCTTCCAGAAGTACTTCCTTCAATGTGATGCTGACGTATACATAGCGGGACACATTCATAAGAAGGGTACATTCCCCATTGTCCGATCTACATTGAACCAGAGCATGAAGATCAAGACTCAGAAGATAGATATGATCCGCTGTGGTACATATAAGGATGAGTTTGGTGATGGTGCAGAGGGGTGGGCAGTCGAGAAGGGTATGGGTCCACGACCTATGGGCGGTTACTGGATGGAGATGAGTGTGAACAGAGACTCAACTATTAATAGAAAAATCTATGAAACATAGGAGTTGGTATTGTCACGTACCGATAAGGTACATTAGGATTGATGTTTACAAGGAAAGTTAAACGAGGAGGAAACATGATGTTTTCATTTACAAATCGTAACCCTGATTGGGTTTACGTATTCGTACCAGAGCAGGTGCGATTAGAAGCTAAGGAATATGCTCAGAAGCACTGCGAATCTAGTAGTAGCTTTGCCGGTCGTAACCGAATGTTCACTGACCTATTGCTTGACTGCGTATGCGGTTGGGCATTCTCTAAGTGGTGTACGCAGAATAATATATGGCATGAGTGTAATTACTCAGATGCTAATGATGCTGATGTCATTGTTGAGGATACAACACTGGGTCTTAGTTCGTTCGTTATATCTTCTCGATTCGCTGGTGGTGGTATCGACCCTGCCCATGAGGGTGTTCGGATCACTAACTGGCGGCTAGAAAACGAGGACGTAGACTTCTACCTATCTGCTTCTTTTGATAGCAGGACAGTGACCTTCTATGGCATTGCCGAGAAGGAGTCTATACAGAATAATCAGTATGTCTGGGACTTACGTCCATTGGTGTACGATATGCCTGCTGACCATATGTCAGGTACTATGAGGCTGTTCACTGAGGCTTGTCGTAAGACAGAGGAGAAACAGGACGTGTTCGGGGGTCTTTTTAAGGAGAAGTAGTAATGGGGTTATCACTGACGAGAAGAGTTGGGGACAAGATACACATTGGAACCGACATAGAACTAGAGATTATAACAGTGAAGGGTGGTAAGGTTATCATCTGTATTGAAGCACCAGAGGATACACGTATCCTACGTGGTGAGGTCAAGGAGAGGGATGAGGCACATGGAAAAGCGTAAGATACATATCCTTAATCTAGGTGCTGGTGTCCAGAGTACGGCACTGTACCTGATGAGTATGGATGGTGATCTTGAGATGACCTTTGACTACGCTATCTTTGCGGATACAGGTGACGAGCCTGATGCTGTGTATGAGCACCTCAAGTGGATGCAGGGTCTAGACGGTGGTGCTGAGATACTTGTACGCTCTGATCCAAAGGGTGGCTTGGGGGATGGTACTATTGCCTCCAAGAAAGAAGGCGGTAATCGTTGTGCTTCTATTCCTGCTTTCACCTTTAATTCTGAGACTCAACAAGGTGGTATGTTGATACGTCAGTGTACAGATGAATACAAAATCAAAGTAGTGGAACGTACCATACGCAGGGACATACTAGGTCTAGCACCACGTAAGCGTGTCCCTAAAGACGTAGAACTGTGGCAGTACATGGGGTTCTCGTATGACGAACCAGGAAGGGCAGCTAGGGCAAGGGGTAGGTTTGAACAACGTGGTTGGTCAAAGGTGGGATTCCCATTGATAGACGACTACATGACGAGACATATGTGTATCCAGTATCTTGAGAAGCGAGTGCCACACGTTGTACCAAGAAGTGCCTGTGTGTTCTGCCCATATAAGTCTAACCGTGAATGGCTAAGTCTCAAGAAGAACGATCCGAAGGGATGGGATCGGGCAGTGGAGATTGATGAAGCCATACGTAATGATTTCAGTGGTCGGGTTAATGATGAACTGTATCTACACCGATCACACACGCCTCTCAAGGACTGTCACTTAAACGAAGACCAACCAGACCTATTCGACATGGAGTGTGAGGGTGGGTGTGGACTATGAACAAGGCTGCTATTCGGTAGCCATGTAGGTTGGGTATAATCTCTCGATTGCCTAGCCTTTTGGGGAACCCCTGACCAGTTGTATGCTGGCAGGGGCTTTTATAACAAGGAGACTACGATGAAGGATAAGACGTATAGGGCTATTAGGCATGATGTAGTCCGGGCATTGCAAGCTAGTAATGATGATTCTGTTCATCATCCCGACGAGAAGATCATGCAATTAGACCGGGTGCTTGATGGAGAAGGGAAGAAAATTTTGGAACTTTTTTCCGGGCAAGGGAATTTAACAAATAAATACAACGAATATGGAGAAGTGGATTGCTATGACCGAAAGTATTTGAAAACAGGTGATAGTTTTGTTGTGTTTCATCGTCTTATAGGAGAAAAGAAAACATATGATGTCATCGACCTTGATCCTTATGGTTTTCCCAATAGGTTTTTTCCAGATATTTTCTTATTGATTAAGGATGGGCTATTGGTGATAACAATGCCCAAGCCTTACGTTAATATCCTAAATGGTATTACGCAAACTTTTTTGACTGCCTATTTTGGTGAACAGAATCCAAGTAAAGAAGTCATTATTGAACAGATTGCTACATGGGGAATTTGTCATTGGAGAAAAGTAACTCTAATAGATTCGATAGATTTGAAGAGTGTGTGGCGATTTGTGTTCAGGGTAAAGTTGGTTAAAGCAACAGAATACACGGGTGTTCGTAACAGATAACAAGGAGACTACGATGAAAGATAGAGATGAAACGCACGTTAAAATAGCCAAGGCGATCCTATGGTTCTTTGCTACGGCAGCACTGGGCATTTGGTTCAGTAGAATCTTCTCTTCAGGATGGGGGATGGGATGAGACAGGACCTGGTAGATTTCTACGGTGATGATGACCTGCTATTTGCAGATGAATTTGATGATGCTATCATCGGTGTCTCTGATGGTCGGGTCTGCTACGACAAGGAAATGATGGTACACATACTATGTACCAAAGACGATATGGACAGGGATGAGGCATATGAGTACCTAGAATTTAATACCTGGGGTGCTTACATAGGTGAAAAAACTCCCCTATATATAGATGTTTACTATTTCAATAAAGTAAGGAACCATTATGAGAATCAGATACATATCAACGGACAGACGACGGGTACGAGTGCTGACGAATGACGTGGAGCAACTGCTGCATATCCATCGTAAGCTAGTAACAGAAGGTTTTAGACAGGTAGGATTAGTCCGATTCCTGATACACCTAGCAACCGCTGGGCGTAGAGGGTACGGGGAACAGGAGAAAAAAGATGGCGTGCATGACGCATAGCTGCCCCTGTGGGCATGATTGGTTTGACAATAAAGGTGGTGGCGATTGTCCTAAGTGTGGTAATGACAGGGACATTGGTCATCACTATGATGAAGAACACTTCGACGAGGAGGAGATAGACGATGACTGCTGAAGAACGAACACTGGAACCATGCCCATTCTGTGGGTCTAACGATTTGAGTTTTAATGGCGATGTTCCTGGCATGCTCTGGGTGCGTTGCGGTGGGTGTGGTGGCTGTGGTCCAACGGTGGATTATCCTCCTGGGTGTGGGTCACTTCCTGAAGAGCAACTTGATTTTATAACCCATGTTGTTGAATCAATGGTAATTGACATCTGGAATAAAAGGGCACATGATAAATGTTCTATTGTCATTGGATGTGACGTTGAAACCAAGCCACCTAAAGGGTCTATTAGAATACCTGAAGGGTTTGGTTATGACGAATAGCAAACAGAAAGGGAAGCGTGGCGAATTGGAACTAGTAAAAATGCTCAAGAAACTGTTTCCAGGACCTAACTGGAGACGATCACAACAGTACTGCGGTATGGATGATGGGGAACCAGATGTAGTCGGGGTACACTCACTGCACATAGAATGTAAACGTGTGGAGTCAGGAACCAAGACACTGTACAAATGGATAGATCAGGCAGAACGTGATGCTGAAAATGGACAGATACCAATCGTCATGCACAGGGCTAGTCTGCAACCTTGGCTGGTCATCGTACCACTGGACAGACTTAAAGAACTCGTAATAGAGGTGGATACACTAATTGGTAAGGATATACCAGAGAGCAGTACCAGCAGTCGTGATTAACGCACCTACAGCAGTGCGAGAAGCCCACTGAGACGTTCCCTTAACGTCTTCAATGTCATTTTCCACTACTGACACCCTTACGTCTAAGGACGGCTTACCGTTGCCCCTGTAGAGTCTAGAGATAGGCTCTATCTTAGTGAGCACTTGCTCTACTTTTATCTCAATACGGGACATGTCTTTACGTAGGTCTTCTATTTCAGTCACTGTCTTTTCCTATGGGTGTCTGGGTCTTACGGTGTGATCCCATTAAGAAGGCACTGATGCCACCACCAACGGTAATAATAAACTCGTTACCAATTAGCGGGTTCTCTCCACCCACCGTGTCGTTGATGACAGTGGCGAGTACAGTGAGTACAGCTACGATACACGCTGTTAGTGTATCCTTCGTCTTAATGGCTGTGAAAATCTCTTTTATTTTGTTCATGCTATTCTCCTAAAAATGGGATGAAACTCTTGGCTTTTTCCATTATACCTAGACCACCACCAGATGACAGTAGATAGTAAGCAATTATCCCTACCACAATCAGGGCTACAAGTGCCTTACGCTTACTCGCCTTAGCCGTAGCTAACTGTGCCTTAGCCAGGATGAGGTCTACCTTACCTGCCTTCTTGGTAACCTTAGCCTCTGCCCTAACCTCTCGCTTAGGTGCCATGTCTGGGTCAACCGATGCGTCTCTACGTCTTCTCATTGTCTGATCTTTCCTCTCGTCAATACCCAGTTTTCCATCAACCACTCCCTGTACCGCTGCTGCCCAGCCTTCATCTCATTGAATTTCGCTATGTCAGCCGGTTGGTCTTCGTACTTACCACCCTGTTGCTTAGGTTTCTCCTTAGCCCAGTAACTCTTGTCTTTTATTAGTGAGTGGTCCCTTATCGTAATAGGCATTTTCAGTATCGCCGGATCTCTCTGACTAATGTTAAAATCACCATGCTTCTCATAGTGCGCTATTACTATTTCCTTGGATTTTTTCCTCAGTAAATTTATAACCTCCAAAGTCATTCTGTCCGGCTCTTCGGTATGAATCCTAGGTACGAGTGCATCCACTAACCTTTTAGCAAGTAGACCTGTTTTCACCTGATATATGGATTTATCAGCCCCATCAAACTTAACCTTACTGCCATCCTCGTCAGTGTACTCGCCTTCAAATTCCATAGGTTGATACTTGTCGTCTGTGTGTTCGACATTCCACTTCTGGAACGCTAAACTCCCCTTGAATATATCTGCCTCTTGAGTGTCAGGGGTAACCCAATGTTTCTCACGTTTAGCAGGGTCACCCCAGAGATTGATTACAGGATCGCCTGCTTTTACCCCAGCTTTAATGAGGATATTCTTGCCCATTGAATCTGTTTGCGATGAGTAAACGTCTTCGTCAAGGAATCGAGCCGTCTGGGAGACTAGACCCGGAATGTAACGAGTGAGGGCACTTTCCATCCAATTTGTTCCACTCTCCTTTAGACCACCCTTCCTTGCACCAGAAAATGCTTCAGTAACATCCTTGAAACTCCTTAAAACAGACTTTTCCTTGGCGGTAGCAACAGCACTTTCAGCTATGTCCCATGCCAACTGTTTAGCACCACGACCCTTCTGTACTGATTTAACACCATCTATCAATGTAGCAAATAGAATGTCAAACGGGTCAAGCCGATCCGTCTTAATCCATGTATCACCAAAGCGAACAGCGTTCTTGGGTACAGATTCGTAACCAAACTTACGCTGCTCCTCACCTAATGACCCAAGAGAACCCGATAAACCGAAGAATCCCTCTAAGGGGTCTTCGTCATCCATGAATAGAAGTGACACCATAAGAGACACGCCAAGCTGGCTAATGAAATGGGGAGGAACACCCTCAAGTGCCGGCCTACCATTCTTTATATTATTACGATATTTTAAGTATGACAATCCTGTACCGAGTCCAGGTGTTCTAACGGCAACTTGTGAAAACATACGAATTGGTGTTCTAACAAATAGGAACATAGATTGTTCTGCAAGTTTACCAATAGCGGCTCCGGCATTTACCGAATCGCCTACTGGGTCACCACGTTTCAGGTCCATCACCTTCTTGATAACCGCACTTGATATTGGACCACCTTCATCTTGGAATGTTATCTCTAAAGCATCTTGATATGCTGCCTTCCATGCAGAGGATTCCCTGTCAGTAAGCAATTCAACCGCCCTAGCCTTTATGTCCTTATCGGTAAGTTTCTCCTTATCTGGATTACGCTTGTTGTATGTTAATGCTTCTGTACGGGCGATATGGGCTGCGTGAAGCCTGACGTTAAGGGTAGTATAAAACGTCTTCATAAACTGGTCAGAAGCAGCCATAGGGCCTAAGCCAAGTACGCCACGTACAGCACGACCTGCCCGAATACGCTTCCCACCAATGGAAATCTCCGGTATAGCTGGGGCTATCTCAAACTGCTGAACTTCATTTACACCCAACGAATCCTCAAGTGGACCATACTCATGTAGCAAACGGGTTAAACCATTATTGAATGAATCCTGAATGATCTGAGATAGATCAAGTTCCGTTATGCCCAGTTGCTTTAACTCCTTTGCAAGTTTGTAGTCAGTGAGTGTAATATCCGTTGGGTTAAAAATCTCATTAGCCACTGCTGCTGAACGTCGTTCCGATGCCAAAAATACAGCATTAGCTGGACCACTTACAAGGTTAGTGTACAGCGTATTCAAACCACTAAGCATTGCCCCAATGGTGTACTCAGAGTTTATTTCAAGGAGACGTACAAAGTTACCCTTCTTAGAGTACAGTGCTGCTTGTACAAGGCGTTGCTGGTCAGCCCTGTTCTTTGTGATCTCCCGCATTCCTTCCTGTGTCCACTCATACCCCATATCCTCTGCAACTTTGCGTACATAATCAAGGCGTTCAAGTTCTTTCTCCCATGCCTTTTTCCCAGCAGCCGCCTCTACAGGGTCTTTGCTCTTTCGCTTTTTGATTAACGCTAGGGTCATTTTGTCACGCTCAAATATAGCCTCCTCCAACCGAGACAATCTCTTTTGTAACGGTGATCCGACATGCTTTCCGTATGCAACTATTCTTGCACTCTCAGCATTGATGTCTCGATAGCGTTGAGCAATTGTCTGTGCCATCTCGAAGTCTTCTGCTTTTCTAGTGAGTTGTAATTCTCGTGTCAACTGAATCGCATACTCAACCGAGTGTATATCAGTGGCATTATCGGTGTTTAGAAATTCATCTATAAACGCATCATCCTTTGCCTTTCTCTCCGCTTCTGTACCCGATCTGTACTTTTTGATCGTAGCAACTACGTCCTTGTGATGGACTACATCCTGTGGCTTTCTGTCGGCAATTAAGTAAGGCTCCCCCTCTTTAATAGGAACAGCTTGTTTTATCCTAGTCACAGGGTCTTCTGTTGGCTGACCCCGCCAATCTAGTTCAGCATCTAGGTATTTAATTGGTTCATCTGGTATCTTCGGTGTAATCTCATCCTCTACCCGTTCCTCGGCAGACTCCCTTTCCTCAACAGATACCTGATTATATTTACTAGGGTCTTCTACCCATTTGTACCCAGCAGTCTTTCCATTACGGTTAAACTCCTCTTCAACCCTAGTCTCTATCTGTAGTTGAGCCAGCCTGTTCTTAGCCCTTGTTACGTTACCCTTATGGTGTGGTTTAGCATTGTCACCCATCCCCTTTAATATCCCCTCCATGATGGATAATTGCTTCTCACCAGCTTCTATTGCTTTAGGGAATGGATTAGGGTCGCCAGGGTCTGTGGCATCAGGGTCTAGATGAGCCATCGGTGCGTCGGTGGTGAAATCAATAACCGGCACTTGTTTTATCCCAAGCTCCTTAGCTGCTATAGCGCGATGTCTTCCATCCGTAGACCGAACCTTTGTTGGGTCATCTTCATAGATTGACAGTGGATCAATACCCCGACCACTTTGCATTACACTTTTAAGGTCATCTATATTATCTCTCGCTGCTTCATCCATTTCCAACGGTGAGGAACGTGAAAGAAACTCATCTGGAGTCATTTGAATAATGACACCGCCACGTTTCTTGTAGTCTGAATCGCTATACCACTCACCACGATCAGCCATTGGATATTTTTCAGTGGTGGGTTTATCTCCCTCTATATCAGCCATCGGTGCTTGGTCACCAGGCACCTGTTCCACTCGACGACTTGTATCTGCTCGTCGGTTGAATAGGGCACTGCGATGAAACATGTTACGGGCGGCCTGTGGGCTTAACTCTTTCAACCCTAGCTTGGAAAGCATTCGGTTCATCCAGTCAACCATTCTGTCCATGAAACCAGGGTCTTCGAAAGCACCAATCTTGGACGCAATATCCTCGCTCTGCTGCCGTACTGTAGTGCTATCTGGACTGTACGCTTTGACCAGTGCTGCCCACTCTTTGTCTGTCCACAGCCCTGATAAATGAGCCGCATGTACAGCCTCGTGAGCCAGTGTCTCTATCTGCTGGTCAGTACCCCTACCTCCAGCAACCTCTATGGTGCCAAGTACATCCCAAGTCGCATCTGCGGCTCTCTCAGCCTCATTGCTGGTACGTATAGACCCACTCACAAGAACATCACCCTTCAGAAAGTCCTCTACAGTAGGATACACCTCTTGGAATGTATATTCCTTACCTGACTGGTCAGTACGAATTATTTCACTACTATTAACACGATCATTGTATATGCTAACCTTCTGTTTATCGGTTAGGTTTATCCTGTCTCTTCGGAGTACACGCCAACGACCACCCTCAAAGTGTACGTCGAAGTTACCGTCGCTTGCCTCAGTCACCTTACGACCAGGGAAGACTCGCATCACGTCTATTTTCTCTATTCTCTCAACAGCAACTGCATTCTCTTCAGGGGTGGATTCTTCTTCAGCAGGGGCTTCTTCCTCGATCACAGGAGGGGCTACAGGTGGAGCCTTAGCAGCACTTTGTCGGTCCAGTTCAGCTTGAGTATTTGCATCGAGACGCGCTTGGTAGTCCTCCTCAGTCAGCGATTCTGCCTCCCTTAGTTCAGCCAAGGGAGTGTCTTCTTCAGGTGCCTCTACAGCCGCCATCTCCGCACGACGCTTCTCCAGAAACTCTTCCCTAGATGCCTTATTTGGGTAGCTATCTAGCAATGTGCCACCGTCAGGTAACTCGACAAGTTCAAAGTCACGACGGGAACTAAGGTTGTCCGTAGCGAGAGAGTCTATCTTGGATTCGACTTCAGCCTGTGTTAAAGGAAGCGGATCAGCATCAAGTTCGTCTACTGGGACTATCTGGTATCGCTCATAAGACTCAGGACCCTTTCTCTCAATCGTCGGTGGTTCAGTCGGTATTGGGGCACCAATCTTGCCTCTACTGGCACGTCGTGCCAACCTTCCAGGTACAAATGGAAGTTGCATTGCACCCAAGGCAATGGATTCATCCAAGAGGTCACGACCCGATCCCTCACCCATACCAGTTACACCTAGGTGGGCTGTATCACGTGTAATAAACGCATTAGCAACTTCAGTCAATCTCTCTTCCCCAAACTCGGCAAGGAAAGAGTTTATTGCCATGCTCTGTTTAACGCCACCACGTACTGCTGGGGCAACTTCTGGGGCTATTTCCCTACCCATCGACTTTAGAAATTTGTTCTTTACACCAGCAGCCATTTTGCCAATGGGAAGTGTCTCAATAAGCAGTTCAGTTTGAGCCATTGCTGCCGCTTCTAAAGCATCAAGAAAGGCACTATCCTCCTGCTCCCTCATCTTGTAGCCACCGTCCTGTGTGGCCTCTAGGTTACCAGGACCAAATCGTTGCTGGGCATAGGTATTAATACCAGCAGGTGTGCCCATGATTGCAGCACGCTTGAGACCAGTTTGACCGCCAGTGAGTCCCTTGACCGTCTTCTTGGTCATGTCTTTCAGGATGTTCATAATACCAGTCTTCTTGACCACAGCTTCAGCAAGCTCTTGACCAACCTCCTTGGCTAGTACATTAGTGCCAGCAGTCATGGAAAACTCGACACCATATTTGCCTACATTGGCTATGTTACCAGCAGCACGCTGACCTGTAGTAGCCTGTTCTTCCCAAAATCTAGAGTTGTGCATTTTCTTCGCTATTTCAAAGTAATCACGCTTAGTTCCCTTGCCATCAACTATATTCTGGCTACGTTGGGCAAGAGTTATGGACTCACCAGCTTCTTGATAACTACCAAGTATTGGTATCTTCCGATATAAAGCCCTATTGATGTCTAGATTAACATCGTCTGCAAAGTCTGGGTCCTCCTCCATGGCTACACCCACGCCGTGGAAGATGTGCTCCATTCGCTCTTGGATGTTTAGGTCTTTATATTTTCGGAATGGAGGCTCAGGGATATGGGGTTGAAACTCCCCACTTTCATACTCCCCTGTTTCTGGATTAAGTCTAGGGACACGTTGACCAGCACCCAGGACACTACCAACAATATCAAGATTATAGTCTTCTCGGCGGTCAGGGTGCTCAGCAACCCTTGTAGGATCGACGTTCTCTGACCACGTTTGCTGGATGTCTGCTGTGCTCGGCTGTCTACCCAGACCTGGGAAATCACCAGTGGCACCTAAGTTTAAGAGGTCACGTGCAGTCTTTCTAGCGTCTTCACGAGTCCTAATGGCATCAGCGAGTACAGCAGCCTCCTCGTCCCTGCGACGTTGCTTCTCTTCCTCTTCGTACTGAACCCAACTAGGGACAGGGGCAGGGGCATCCCCCAGTGGTGTCGGTTGATAGATACGTGGGTCTGGCACTAGCGAAGCTCCTCAGTAACACGCTGCATGAAAGAGTTCATCCTATTGTTTTGGAAATGTTCTGCTTCACCATAGAACTCAAAGTGTTTCTTCTTTTCAGTGTAGATTCTGTCCAGTAATTGATCGCTCTCCTCCTTAGATAGTCCAGGACTAAGGAGTTTCCACATCAGGTCTTCAGTAACATTTATTGTAGTAGAACCCGTTTCCTCCTGCCAAGCATCAGCCATGAGTTTACCTGCCTCCGAGGTGTCCCTGGATAAGTCAATCTTTAATCCGTATGAATCAGGTTGTTTCACAATATTGATGAGAGAATTGAAACCAACAGGGCCATTCGTTGCACTATCCCAAGGAAGAACCTTAGATATTCGCTGTCGTTGCTCGTACACTGCTTGTCGATCCACTGGGTCAATAGCATTGATAGGCATGTTCATCATGTCATACTTCTCAGGAGCATCGTACTTGTACGTTCTTGAGTATTGTTTCTTTGGATGGTACTTAGGAGGAACTGTCTTGAACTCTTCACTAGGTGGTGCCTGTGGTGCCTGTGGAATTTCTGGTTGTAGATCAGCAAAGTCACTCTCTTGCTGTAAACTAAACTCTGGTTCCACGAAAGAACGTGGGGCATTTGGATCACCAGCCATACCCTGAGCACCTGGAGCACCTGTTACACCTTGAGTGCCCTGAGCCATTGGTCGCCCTTTGTCTCCTAGGGAAAGCTCATCTTCGATGTTTTGTTGACCACCCATACCCGCTGGTCCGACTGGTCCAGCAGGTCCCGGTGCACCGTCGAATTGTGTCCAATCAGGTTCTACTGGTGCAACGGGTGCTGTCGGTGCACCAATATCAAGCAACCACTGCTCAAACGGCTTGAATTCGTCACGTCCAAATTCATCACGGTGCGCTCTTTCCTCAGCGATATAATTAGCTCGGTGTCTTATTTGATCTGATCTCCAGTCCTTCATGTCGTCATCAAACCGTTCCAATTTGTCAGCATAGAGTTGTTGTGCTTTAACTTTAGGAGTGTCTTCGCCCCTATTCAGGTCAATGTCATATCCATTAGTCTGAGAGTTATGTGTCCCTACGTAAACTTTGTCACCAAGGGTAATAGTCTTATACCTAATCTCATTTATCTCTTCTGGTGTTCTGTCTACCCGTTCGAATTCCCCAGGCCATACCTCTACGTTCCTATATGTCTGGATTCTGTATTCATAAATTTGTTGACCCGTATCAGGATCACGACCCATGTTAATTTGGTTTATTTCTACTTCCCCAGCGGCATTTCTCCTAACTGGCTCTGACCAGCCTTGTTGATTTTCCCTATCAACTGTATTGTTTACATCCGCTTTCAATGCTTCCAACTTAGCAGCAAAATCCGCACGTATATTCGGATGTTCTCTTGGGTCTACTTTCTTATCAGTTAATGCCGCCCGTTCTTGTCTCTTTAATTCAAGGACTGCCGCCTGACCCGCTGGATTAAGTGTTATCTTGTATCCAGCCCACTCCTGATCCCACTGTAGTTTCTGAATAGCCTTCTGATCCGCTAGTCCAGCATTCAGATTGGCAAGGTCTAGTTGGTTCTGACCCAACTGTTTCCCCCAAATCATCTTGTTCTCTTGGTCCTGTATAGCCACCTTTGCAGCCTGCTGGTTGGCTTGTTCAGCGTTGATCTGACCAAAATGCTGCCTTAATTGCAGTTGCTGCATCGCACCCATGTGCGACATCTGTTGACCCTGTAATCTAGCTGCGATCTCCTGCTGTTGCTGCTGTGCCCGCTGACGCATCTCAGCCTGCTGCATGGCAATACGTTCGAGTTCTGTACGCCGTTTGTTACGGTACTCAAGCTGCCCTGTCTGGTAAGCAAGCTTCCCAATCGGTGCTAGGTTTGGTCCGTGTTCGACTCTGATTGGCATAAGGTGTTCCTACTTACGGTACATTTGATTGAGTGTTATATTTCGTGGCTTCTTCGCTTTGGCAGCTAACGAGTTGAGTCCAGCCATTCCCGGCCCAGCCACAACCTGCGTACCTTGACCCGGTGTGGACCTGAATGTTGTACCTGAACCGCCCATATAATTTTGGGGGTGGTTGGATCGCTTTGCTAACGCACCAAGCCCTCCGATTGGCTTGTACTCCGTTTGTCCGGGAAAGCTTTTGTATTCCGTGGCATGAGCGTATTGCTCCGGCGACATATCTTCAATTCTTTGTTGACCGCCAGCGATTTTCCAATTCGTCAGCTGCTTTCGAGGACTGTCTTGAGGTGGAGGGCCTTGCTGTTGCGATGCAGGCATACCTTGACCCCCACTGGCTTGGTTGCTTAATCCAGCTAGGCCGCTTGCCTGTGCAGGAGGTGGTCGATAATCTCTGTTATAACCACCATCGGCATGACGTTGTTCCCCCCACGGACTCCTCAGCCGCCTCATCAATTCGAAGTTCGACTCGCCCCTAGCCGCCTGTTGCCTTAGCTGCGCGCCCCAAGAATTCGGATTGTTATGGTCGAATAATTTTATCTCTTGTTCCGTCATGCCTGCCATGCGCGCATTGTCATCACGGGTCATGTTAAAATGCGCCAATTCTCCACGGTCTCCCCACCAGTCAAAATCCGGGTCGTGTTTACCGTCCTTAAGGTTAGCAGGTGGTGGTGCTTGTTGTTGGGATGCAGGCATACCATGCATGGGGAAGCCCCTATCATCAAATTGCTGGCCACCGCTTTGCTGGCTCACTTGTGGTGGAGCCTTCCATCCCGATGTGTATCCAGTATCGTAACCACCGGGGTTTTTAGTGTAAGTCTGCTCCCAACCGCCCGCAAGACGTTGCTTGTCAGCCTCAAACTGTTCACGAACTGCTCGATTCTCTGGTCGATTAAGTTCCATGTCACTCATACCCAGAGAATCTCTAAGTCTCTGTAGAGGACTGGCCATCTGATCGCCACCGCCTTGCTGGTTCACTTGTGGTGGAGGGCTGCCACCGCGTTGTCCCGTTCCTTGGGGAAACATGCTAGGTCGGTTATTCAGTATCTCTGCTTCACCCGTACCTGTACCAATGCCACCGCCGCCCGGTATTCCCTGTTTCATCACAGGTTGTCTGCCACCTTGGGTTCCAGCAATGTCATTGGGATTATGTTCAGGGGTTATTACGTCTTGGCCCCAAGGACGTTGAGGTTGACGTTGACCACGGTCGTCTCCACCGCCTTGACCGCTACCGCCTCCTTGACCACCACCGCCAACTAAACCACCACCTCCACCGCCTCCACCTTGGTTGAGGTCATCCACACGGTTCTTTAACCAGTCAACGCCGGTGTTATGAGCATACTGCTGCATCTGCATGCCCTGCGTATCCATGAGGCTACGAGCATCGGGACTCCATGCCCGCATCTGAGCTTCTTCCTGCTGTGGAGCTAAGTTGGCTGCACCAGCTATCGGTTGTCCACCGGCAAATCCACCGCCACCAAGACCCGGCATACCACCAGCTGGCCCAGCAGCTCCACCACCTTGGGCATTAGCACCACCTGCCGGAATATTACCGAGAACGGGGTTGCCCGGAAAGACTTCAGCCTGTGGTCGTCCAGCAGCAAGCTCGGCCATCGCACCACGCTGTTGCATTGGTGGCTTCATGCCTTCAACGGATGGGTCATCTGCACCGTGAGTCAAATTTTCCATCCACGCTTGGTAGCCGGGATGTTCGGAGAAGTCTACACCCTCCCCAAGTGTCATAGCTCCCGGTGCGAAGCCGTCTCCAAGGCCACCGAAGTCACCGGTAGGCATCTCAAGCGGTTGTTCTGTTTGGTTCGCAGTTGGTGCATTCGGTGATTGTGGAGGTATTTTATACCGACCAAATTTAGGTTGTTCGCCGGGATAGCCAATTCCGGGAACACTACTACCCGTTTGATAGGGAAGCGGCTTACCTGACGGTAGCCAAACATTGCCTCCACTCTCCCAGCTTCCTCCGCCACTGGGGTTCCAAGTAGCACCCGGTGGCACACCTTCAGGAGGATTGGCAGGTCGGGGTGTTCCACCCTGTCCACTTGGGTTCCTTTTTGGACCATCCTCACCCATATGCCTTCCAGTCCATGACCAGTAATTACCGCTGGAATGATGCCACTGCCCAGTTTCTTGGTCGTACCAAGCGTCACGTGGAACACCCATTTCTGTCGGTGGGCCTCCATGCGGCATACCAGTGTTAGGGTCTACAGCGGGACGGTTGTCTGTTGCCGTACCGGGTATACGGCCCTTACCGCCTTTGTCGCCTGTGGGGCCTTGCTCGCCCTGATCGGTTGGCTTATCCTCGGCAGGACGAGGCATACCGGGAGTTGGCTTATCGGTTTCAGATTTAGGAATACCGCTTTCAGGTAACGGCAAACCATCTGGCCCCATAGGCCTAGTTGGGTCGGGCTGTGGCCTTTGCGGTTGTTGGGGAGTAGGCCCTTGCGGTTGTTGCGGAGTAGGTTGTTGCGGTTTCCCAAAGCCGTCACCAGTAACCGGAGGAGGATCGCCATCACGAATAGGTGTAGATTCCCGAATATCTTTCCAAGGGTCGCCGGGGAAGGTCGGTTCATCAGCATAGTATTGTCCGTCTGGACCTTCCGTCTCATACTTCCACTTACCATCCCCACCCATTACTTCATTTTGCCCAACATTCACTGCACCGGTCTGGACATTGACGGTAACATCACCACTTATACGGCCACCCGTCTCCTCTGCTCTAATGGCAGCCTCCAGCAGCTTGTCATTCCCAGCCTGCAACTTTGCTTGATACGCCTTTGCATCCGCAACACGCGCCTCTAAAGACCTAATATTCCTAGCCGCTTGTTCCTTGGCAGCCGCAGTCGTAGCCTCATGGCCGTATTTCATTTCCTCCTGTATCTTAACATTTAAGTCGTCAATTTCTTTTGCCTTCTTACTATTAGCATCAGCTATTGCATCTGAATGTTTATCAAAGTCTGCCGTTCGTCGCTCGGCGGCTGTCATGTTCTGTCGCTCTAGTCGGGCAGCCTCACGTCCTCTTTCACCGGCGCGGTCTTCTTCTTGCTCACGAGCATCAATACGCCGTTGGGCTTCAGCGTCACGAACGTCCTGACGTTCTTGCGCCCTATCTCTGAACTGTTGTTTGCGAGCTTCCCTCTCAGCAGCTTCACGTTCTGCTCTCGCCTGCTGTCCCGCTACCGCTTGCTTACGCATCCATTCATTCTGGGCAGCCATCTGTTGTTGAGCGAAGGTCGGTTCGCTGGGACCAGTCGGAGCAACACTGCCCACAGAACCCACGCCGTGACCCGCAGCACCCGCTGCCTTTACCATCTCAGCATAGGATTCCCAAGATGGAATATCGTCGGTTCTTCGCTCCTTGAAGTCCATGCGATTCTGAGCAGTCTGACTAAGACCCAATCCAGCAGCTTCAGCGGAACCAATCTGTTGTTGACCAACTGCCGTCTGAGCAGCCTGTTGTTGGGCGAGGTTACCGATTGCACCACCAAAACCTTGTCCGGCAAGTTGACCTTCGATTCCCGTAAGCTGTCGTTGGCCAGTTCCTCGTTCGCTAAGTTGCTGTCCAAGCATCGCTGCCTGTTGACTTGATCCCTGACCAATTTGCCCAAACTGACCAACTGCTGTG